CCTTCAAAATTTCTGCAGCCAACTCCGCTACTCTGGAAGTCTGGAAACGCTGAATCACCGTTGGGTCTAGTTGCGCAAAGGGTACTAAGAACTGAATCAGCTGACTAATGCTGGCTAGTTCGCCGGCGCGTTGAGCAATCGCTACCGGATTCGAATACGCCACCTTGAAGTCTGCATCGAGTAGCACCTGTGGTGGTGGTGGTAGCATCTGGGCCCGCAACATCACCGAAAGCGTGCGGATCACCAATGGGCCTAAGAACTCGGCTTCCTGCCTAGCGACTATCGGCCCTAAGATGTTTAGCCTGTCTCGCTGCCGAGCGGCGATTTCGGTAGCACTGAAACGCAGGACATCACCATCTGCAGCCGTAGGTCCAGGTAGTTCCAACAAGTCCAGATAGAAAGTTCTTTCAATGGCTGCGCGGACTTGCCCAATCTTGGCTTCGTTCAAATCGATTCTGCCGCCAGTTTGTAGCGGTGCTATGCGGTCTTGTGGCCCAAGACCGGCGCGGTAGTAGTTCAGACCGCCTGGTGTGGTGCGGATTGG